CTGGTGCTGCCGGCGCAGCTTTGCCGCGTGCCGGAGTCTTCCGGCGCCTGGGTGGGGTTGTGCCTGGCGGTGGATATCAGCGCCGAGGGCACCGGCGCGGTGCGGGTGAAACAGCAGATCAAACTGGAGCGCCACCACTGATGGCCACGACGAACCCCTGGAAGCGCTTCATCGGCCTGCTGCCTGGTGGCGTGCGCACGGTCGCAACGGTACGCAGCATCGATTCCACATCAGGGCTCAGCGAGGTGGAGCTGCGCACCGGCACCCGCATCACCGTGCGCGGCATCGATGTGCCGGTGAGCAGCAAGGCCTACATCGCGGACGGCACGATCACCGGCCCCGCGCCGGAGCTGCCGCATTTTGATGTGGATGTGTGATCGGAACAGCCCGACGCCGCCATTACTTTGGGGGCGTTAGTGCTGCTTGATTCTGGTCGAGTGGCGCCTATGCTCCAGCGTAATGCGCATGGAAAAGGCGGTGTGCGCAGCAGATGTTTTTTAATGCGTAATGGAGGAATTTCAGATGAATACTCAGCGCATCGCCACTCTCTTCTCGTGCGTTTTGCTTGCGTCCTGCGTCAATCTTTATCCGCCCACTGCGAAGAAAGAAATCGATGCTACTAAAAGCTACTGGATCAGTTACGACGCCTCGCGTCGTGGAACGTTGGTTGTTCCTAGTGCAAGCACTATCAAGAGCTGTTCTGAGCCTGCGCCAGATATAGCTCTGACGCTAGCCAGTACGCTAAAGGGTGGCTTAAAGGCGCCTGGGGGCACAGAGTTAACTGATGGTGAGGCGACTCTAGACGCAACAGTGGCTGCTCTTGCTGGGCGTAATGACGTTGTCCTTCTTGCTCGTGAAGCTCTCTTCAGGATATGCGAGGCAAGTTTGAACGGCGAAATCGAAAAGGATGGTGTTGGTCCGCTGATAAAGTATGTGTTCGATAAAGTTGCCGCCATCGCCACTGCCCAAGCTGAGAACTCAAAAGAAAAAGCAAAAGAGGCGAAAGCAAAGGCCTTGACGATGGGAGTCGAATCGAAACTATTGCAGTAAATACCTTTTTTTCAAAAAAAACCCGCTTCGGCGGGTTAATGAGATGGTCACCCCCACACCCTGTCAGGGCTAGGCTTTGACAGGGTGTTTTATTTTCGGAGGCCATCATCATGAGCACTGCAACGCTGGTCGGCATCGACCTCGGCAAGCACAGTTTCCACCTGCATGGGCAGGACAAGGCCGGACGAGAAGTCTTTCGCAAGAAGACGACACGCCAGCAGATGATGCGATTGCTAGGCAACCTGCCGAGTTGCACGGTAGTGATGGAGGCTTGTGCGGGATCGCACTTCCTGGCCCGGCAACTGATGGCGTTCGGGCATGAGGTGAAGCTGATCTCGCCTCAGTTCGTGCGGCCCTTCGTCAAGGGCAACAAGAACGACTTCATCGATGCCGAGGCGATCTGTGAAGCCGCTTCCCGGCCCGCCATGCGCTTCGTGACACCGAAGACCGAAACCCAGCAGACGTTGTCGGTATTGCACCGGATGCGCGAGTCCCTGGTGCGTGACCGGACGAAGACGGCCAATCAGGCCCATGGTTTCCTGCTGGAGTTTGGCATCAGCCTTCCCAAGGGGCTGTCGCTGGTCAGGCGGCTGCCATGCACGCTGGGCGAGCACGAGCTGCCACCTCGCCTGGCCACACTGCTGAAGCGCTTGCACGAGCACTTCTGCTATCTGGACGAGCAGATCAGGGCCCTGGACAAGGAAATGGACAACCAGCTTGCCGCTGACGATCTGGGTAGCCGCCTGCTGAGCATCCCCTGCGTGGGGCCGATCACGGCCAGCCTGCTGTGTGCCGAGATGGGCGATGGCAAACAATATGGCGGCAGTCGTGATTTCGCGGCATCGGTGGGGCTGGTGCCACGCCAGTACAGCACGGGCGGCCGGGCCAATCTGCTGGGGATCAGCAAACGCGGCGACAAGAACCTGCGCCGGTTGCTGGTGCAGTGCGCCAGGGTTTACCTGCAGCGCCTGGCGTTCCAGCAAGGGGCTCTGGCCGACTGGGTTCGCTCGCTGCGTGAGCGGCGCCACTCGAATGTAGTCGTGTGCGCCTTGGCCAACAAGTTCGCCCGGATCGCCTGGGCCATCGCGGCTAATCACTCAGAATTTGAAGCAGGGCCAAGCGCGCTCGCCGCCTGACCCCGCGTCTACCGCTGTACCACGAAACACCCTTTTAGGTTTTGCGATGCTGAACATCCGATGACGTGAACGGCCCACCGGCCTGGCGAAGAACCTGCCCATAAAATCGGCTTCAGAAGCCGCCGGGTTTTTCAGGATCGCCAGGCGCGACTCTCATCGTGGCGCGGGGCATGCCCCATATGGACGCCGGATAGATTTAGGCAAGCCAACCACTCATCGCTGATCGGTGTTGCAGAAACGGGGGTGACCATAGATTTTTATTGCCTCGGAGAAAAGCAATGACCGAAACGCTCGGACAGAAGCAACGCCGCTTTACCCGCCTGGTCGGCCTGCTGATCGAGTACGCCCACCAGGAGGGCTACGAACTGACCTTCGGCGATGCTTACCGCGACCCGCGTGTGCACGGTGCGGTTGGCGAGAAGAAGTCCTACAGCTCGGCCGGATCGCTGCACAAGGAGCGACTGGCTGTGGACTTCAACCTGTTTAAGGATGGCCAGTACATGACGCGCAGCGAAGACTACGCGCCCCTCGGCGAATACTGGGAAAGCCTCGGCGGCAGTTGGGGCGGCCGGTTCAACGACGGCAACCACTTCAGCCTCGAGCACGGTGGCCGGAAATGACCGTCTGGCTGAAGCAATACAAGCTATTCGCTACCGGCGCGGCTGTGCTCGTCCTGATGCTGCTGGCTGCTGTCGTCGCCTGGGAGTGGCAAGCCAATAACTACGGCAAGCAGCTCGCTGAACAGCGTACCGAATGGGCTGACCAACTGCGCCTCACCGCCGAGGCAAACGCCGAGGTTATCCGTAAACAACAGACCGACCGCCTGGAGCTGGAAGCGCGCCTGGCCGCTCTCGACACAACCTCAACCGAGAAACTGACCCATGCACAAACTGAAAATGACCGCCTGCGCAGCGAGTATTCTGCTGTTGATGATGAGCGCCGCCGGCTGCGCATCGAGGTCCGCGTCGCCCGGGCCGACGCCATCGTGTCCGCCGCCACCGGCTCCAGCAGCCTGGGCGATGCAACCAGCGTCGAACTCAGTACAGCAGCTGGATCAGCTGTTTGGGATATCCGCGGCGGAATGATCAGCGATCGGGCGAAGCTGGAGTATCTGCAGGAGTGGGCGAGGGCGGTGCGGGCTGGCGAGTAGGAAGTCACAGCACGCCTTCGCCTCCCGCTGTATGGTGAGGTGACCCAATCAAGGAGGATATATGGGAAATCTCATCATCAATCGCAAGCCAGGCCAGCGGATATTCCTGTCGCCAGAAACCGAAGCGGATGCGGCCGAGCTGTATCGTCAGCTCACAGAGGAGGGCATCTGGCTTGAGCTGTATCACAGTCGAACGCCCGGCCAGATCGTGGTTTGCATCACTGCGCCGCCCGCGGTCAATGTGGCGCGGGAGGAGCTGCTGCAAGCGAACGATGGGCGCAGCTAACCCCTTCACCGTGGACGATAGGGGTATGATGCGGCGCTTTGCTTGGGGGATTTATGCTGCTGTTACGCATGAAAGGCGGAGTGACATACACGCTCGATCGCCAGGTCGGTAACTCAGGCAAGCATGGTATTTGGGAATTCCATCGATCCGCCTGCTCCTTCATGAGTCCCCCGGACTATACCCCGTACCGTCACGCCGCCATCTCGCCGGCCGAGCCGAAGGTTGGCGCGACGGTGCAGATGGCGATTTGCAAACCGAACGCTCCAGAGTCGGACTGGATACCCATCGGTGAAGGTGTTGTCGCTTTCGATACTGCGAGCCAGTGATGTCGTGGCGCGGGCCTAACTCCGCCACCTGAACCGGTCCGGCGTCTCGCGCACGAACCCTTGGCCTTCGCATTCCGCACAGTCCTCTCGCTTGCTGAACGAGTCATCGCAGGCGGGGCAAGGCATGAAGATGGACACGCTGGCTCGCGTTGAGAGTGCTGCATGCCGCTCCGTGTCGCCTTCTTCCTTGGCCAGCTGGATTGCATCGAGGGCGGCCCGGTACAGGTCCGGGTCGTCGATGGTGCGCAATTCTATGCCTCGAATCATGCGCGACACCTCGACCAGCTCATACTCGCCGGTCGGCGTGATGCAACGTTTCCCATCTATGCGTCCGATCGATTCCTCGCTTCGATTGAGCAGCTCCAGGCCAATGTCCGTGTGCGTCACCCTCGCGTCTATGTGGGAGGCGTTCAAGCGCTCCCCGGGCGGTTTCCAGTTAAAGGCGGAGCCCGACAGGTACCCTAGCGCCGGGCCGTCGCGTACCAGCACGTAAGAGCCAGAGCGCAGGAAGTAACGGTGACGGACTATCTGCTCTTCGATCTCGTGTGAATACGCAGACTCCGCAAGCTCGAGCAGATCGAAGTGTTCCAGGGGATCGATAATGCCCGCTCGAAGCATGTCGTCCGCGGCCTCGATAAGGTTTTCCCGATAGAGCCGGGGAAGGTCACGGCGTTCTGATGCGTCGTCCAGCATGCGATGCCAGCGCTCGACGGTCATGCTGGTGTGGTGAGTGAAGGAAATGTCGCGGCCCATGGTCTGCTCTGATGCTGTATATGCGTACAGTATCAGGCTGACCGAAAACCCATCCAGCGCTTGCTGATCGACGGCTATAGCACCGGATTGCTGATGCGCTCGATCAGGTGTGCGCCTTCGTTGCGGACGTTGCCGGCCGCCCGATCCACTGGATACCAGTCGAACTCCTCGACGCCTAGGCCATGCTCAAGCGCGATGTCTTCCGCCTCGTTTGGACCTAGCTCTGGATCTAACCAGTGCAGGGCGCATTCAGGCGATAGCACGAGTGGACGGCGGTCGTGAATGTCCAGCATGCCGGCGCCGCTGGACGATGTGATGATCACGAAGCCGTCTCCGTCGCGGGGCTCGCCCATGCCGCCTCGCTGGAACTGGCCCAGGGCAGCGAAGAACATCGGCGCGTTCGTTCGCAGCTTGATCAGATAGGGCTGCTTGATCTTCGGATTCGCCTCGTCCTTCTTCCATTCGTACCAGCCATCGGCCGGCACAATTGCCCGGCCTGTCTTCCAGATATCGCGGAAGAACTTGGACGTGGCGGCGGTCTCTACCCTGGCGTTGATCGCCGGCGGTCTTTTCCCTTGCGCCCAGAACGGGGCATATCCCCACCGCACGTCTTCCATGCGTAGCCCGTCTTCGTCCTGGTGCAGCAGCTGAACCATCGACTGCGGCGGCACGTTGTAACGGCCGATCGGCTCAGGGCTCAATCCGCCGATGGGTATCTGTCCGAGAGCTTCCGCATATTCGATTGGGTACCGGTACTGCGTTATGCGTCCACACATGAAGGGTGCCTCGTGCCAATGTCTTTTCAGTCAGAGGTCGCGGGCGCGAGCTCGTTCGATCCGCGCGGGTTTTGGGTATGCACGGTATAGTGATAATGTACCGAACAGCCTGGGTATCCCCTGCCCAGGCCAGTTAACGAGATCTCTTGTGAAAATCAGCGACTCCCTCCTGATGCGAGTGATTAAAGCGCACGCCCGTTGGCGATGGCGTGCCTGACTCATTGCTCCGAAGACTGCATTGCTTCGATGCTCAGCCCAGCAATAAAAATAGCGGGTACTTGAGCGGGTATCAGAATCGAGTGATTGCAGGAAAGTCTTTGTATATCAATAGGTTGGTGTGATTATGTTGCTGATGCTCGATAACTACGATTCCTTTACCTACAACGTCGTGCAGTATCTCGGCGAGCTTGGCGCCGAGGTCAAAGTGGTGCGCAACGACGAACTCAGCGTGGCCGAGATCGAGGCGCTCAACCCCGAACGTATCGTGGTGTCTCCTGGCCCCTGTACGCCGAACGAGGCGGGGGTGTCGCTCGAGGTGATCCGGCATTTCGCCGGCAAGCTGCCGATTCTGGGCGTCTGCCTCGGCCATCAGAGCATCGGCCAGGCGTTCGGTGGCGAGGTGGTGCGGGCGCGCCAGGTGATGCATGGCAAGACCAGTCCGGTCTTTCATGAAAATACAGGCGTCTTTGCCGGCTTGAACAACCCGCTGACGGTCACCCGCTATCACTCTCTGGTGGTGCGGCGTGAAACGCTTCCCGAATGCCTGGAAGTCACCGCCTGGACATGCCGGGAAGACCGGAGCGTCGACGAGATCATGGGCTTGCGACATCGCACGCTGAACGTCGAAGGCGTGCAGTTCCATCCCGAATCCATCCTCACCGAGCAGGGGCATGAACTGTTCGCCAATTTCCTGAAGCAGACCGGAGGCGTGCGCTAA